GACCTGAGGAGTATCGAAACCACTGGATGGTAGTCCTTGAAAGCTATAAATTATACATATATATTACAAATTACAAACCACCAATAAATAAAGAAAGATACAATCAACAACACAAAATAAACAAACAAGATGTCTGCAGTAAATAGAGTAGTTGACTACATGCGTGGGATGCCCGAGAATGCAAACCACAGGGAAACATACGCCAGTAATGTTATGGCAAGGTTATCAACAGAGAAGACAGAGGTGATTGATTGTGTAGAGGAAGAAAAGAATTTAATTTCTCATGGTGAGAAAGAAATTATAAGCAGGCTTAAGTGTCAAGCCAAGTTTACTAGAGCAAACATGTTTCCCGGGGTCAACATAAATAGTATGGTGACATATGGTCAAAAAGGCGATGTTAATAGAATTAAAAATACCGAAATTGATTTCATCGGATCAAGAGAATGGTTTTTAGAGCCTGCAAGGTCAAGAGCATTATATTCAAAAAGAGAATCGACAATGCACTTATTAGATGAACAGCAAAAGAGACAGATCATGAGCCAATGTCCAAATATGTCAAGCCAGGATGTAGGTAGTTTACATCAAGCGGCAGTACACGAAAGGTTGTCAATTCCAACAGACATGAGGCATATTTTTATGAAAATATATCTAATGCTTATGGATTATAATTTAGCCTGTACGTCTATGTGTGAAGATATATGTGTTAGAACAGATATAATTTACGATCTAAGAAATCACTTGCCAGCAGCGGCCAGGATGGCAACTATAACTGACCATGACATAGTGGTTGAAGGGGACTTATTTACAGAACAGGAATTGGGATTATTATGTTTAGCTGGTGCTGAATACCCATCAGTGTGGTATGCTGGTGATAATATGTATAATAAGATACAAATGGAAGCTGATGATGTAGTGGTAGTAAGTGAGAAAGGTATAGCAATAGATATGGCAGTGTCATTTGATTCACCGGAGAGAATGTGTAATTTAGCTTGGTCCTTAGCTAGTAAATTAGGCTGTATCCCATGTTGGTGTTCAGCAATTGAAAATATGCGAGGTAAACCTAAGCAAGTAGCAGATTTGATGGAATATGTAGAAGGTAATACGATAAATAGTCTTATACCTACAAGCTTTAATTTATCAACATCCTTCGGTAAGGAAAATAAGACCTATAGTTTAACAAAAATGAGTGGATATATTTCTACATCTTATTCACTTATTGCTGATTTGTTATATGGTATGGTATTTAAAGCAGCAATATCATGTTCTATAGAGTCAATAGGAGGATGTGGGACATTATTATCTTCATCAACACCGAAGACCAACTTAAGTATAAATGGTTCATGCAGAGAATTTGGTTATCAACATTCATCATCAGACCATAATGCAGTGTTGAGTGATTGGGAAAGATTGATGAGGAAACCAGTTACTTGGGACTATGGTAAGTATCTAAAAGAATATGCATTGGGAGTTGCTGAACAGATAGTCAACGGATTAGATATAATAATGCCGCAACTATTAATTACAGTACATTCACTGCTTGCATTTGATACGTCATTAGATATGGAGACAGGATGGTTAGGTGATGCAGATATGCTAAATTCAACAAAAAATGAAAGGGGTGCTAAAGCAGACGGGTTAGCTGCTTTAAGCTGGGTTTCAGGATTACGAGCAGTAAGACCACGTGTATTCTTTAATAAAAGAGGAAATAAGTCAGTGGCTCTAAGTGCTAGTGAGCAACATTTATCAGCAGAATTGGATGATAGAGGATTGAAGGATGTTGGATTTTGGGTTAATGATACGCTAGGTGGTAGAGTAGATGAAAATGAAATAATTGGGTCTGTTCTCATTAATACTGAGTACCCAGGTACTAAATGTGCCATGGTTTATAGTTATGCTGAATCACAGTGGGTTGAAGTTAGTAATAAGGAATATGATGAGTATGTAAGACAAAGTACTCACGGTGATATACGACCAAGTGTACCTTTGAAGAGGACAACAGACAAAGATCCGATCCCAGTTGTATGGGGTAGTGGAACAAAGGATAAACGGTTTGAACGTAACATAGAGCACCTAAAAACTTTAAGTCCAGCAAATGCGATTAAGCCAGATAAGGAAGGTAGACACCATAGGATAGGATCTGATGGGACAGCATACGTGCCTGAGTATGTAGCAGATGGTGAAATTAGTACAACACCACTAGTGTACAAAAAACCGATCATCCGTGAGGAAGGACCTCTACAGTATAAAAAGGTAGAAGTAGCAGGGGATGGGCAGTGTGGTATACACGCAGTAGTCAAAGATCTAGAAATGCACGGTAGGATAGGGGCAGGTGATACGAGAAAAACAGAAGCAATATTTACTGAAGGTATAGCTAGTAAGTCGTTTCAAGATGCACAAGAACTTGCCGCATTGTGCCAGCAATGGGGGTTTGGCATGATGCTGGCTGATAAAGAAACAGGCAGTGTAACTAATTACAATGATGGAACGCAAGATCAGATAGTATGTATATTAAGAGAAAATGGTCATTTCTCGCCAATTATATTAGACGAAGGAGAAAATAGAATGGATATTAGGAGAATACATAATCAAGAAATACCTAGTGATGAATTTGTGAATAAGGTTAGAGAATATGGAAGCCTTTTCAGCAGATAAAGTAGGGATCACGTCCGTAACGACGGTAAACTAGAAATGAGTTATTTTGAGAGTTAGAGGGTAGAAGCAAATAAACAGCTAACACCGTTATGTCTTAAAATAAAGTGT